GATGCGCCCGGGTGGCTGTGCACCACGGCCACCACCTCGCCGTCATCCTCGGCCAGGGCGTAGGCCTCGGGCGCGATCTGGAAGCGCTCCAGGGGCTCGTCCGCCGCGTTGTCGCAGGCCATGAAGCGCAGGCGCCCACGGCGCACCACGAGCAGCCCACAGGCCTCGGCAGGGGCCACGGCGGCGGCATGCCGCTCGGCCTCGACCTGCCACGTCATCGGCTGGCCTGACCGGCGCCCGGGAAGCCGCCGAACGGCAGCACGGCGGCCACGCCGAAGCGCAGCTTGCACCCCGCCAGGGTGCGCGAGCAGTTGTCGACGGCCGGATTGCTCGTCGGCTGATCGAAGCGGTCGGCCACCGGCCCGCCGCTGTAGCCGCATGTCCCGGGGTCGCGGTAGCGCCAGCCGCAGATGCCCGAGACGATCTGCCGGCGCGGCAGCATGACGCCCTGCAGGTCGAGCGCCGAGCCCAGCTCGAACTCCACCAGGAGCTTGGTCTCGGAGGTCTTCTGGGTGACAAAGTAGGTCTCGTCGGGCAGGTGCGACAGCGGATCCGCGCTGGCGTTGGTGCCGCCCGGGAAGTTCACCGCATCGAGGAAGCGCACCATCGTCCGCTTGCGGGTCAGCCGCATGCCGACGAAGTCTTCGTACTGGCGCACCAGCGCCGAGATGGCGCCCGAGACGTTGGCCACGCGCAGGCGCGGCCGCGGCATCCGCCCCGAGCCGTCCATCTCGAAGCCATCGACCTGGATAGGGAAGGGCTGGTACGTCTCGCCCTGCCAGATCACAGGCTGGCGCAGCGCGTTGGTGCCGGCGTGAAAGCGGACGATCCCGGCCGACAGCGGCGTCAGGTCAAGCGCGAAGAGGTCGACCCAGGCCCCGGCGTCGAGCTTGTGCAGTTGCCCGGTGATGGTGACGGTCACGGCTCGAACACCTCGGAGAACGTGGCGGCGATCGTGGTGGCGCCGTAGGTGTCCAGCGTGGACGACCATTGCGGGCAGACCCACTTGCCGGCGCTGCCCCTGGGCGGCGTCCAGTCGAAGGCCTCAAGGCTGCCGCGGGCGGTGAGGAAGGCCTCGATAGCCGCCGCCTCGGTGTCGTCGCGGTTGCCGAAGGTGAGGTTCCACACCCTGGGGTCGGTGTTGATGCCGTCGGCCGAGCGCTGCTGGTAGCCGTCGCCGAACTGTGCGGTGCGCACCCGCGGCCGCCGCTGCTCCTGCGCCCGCCAGTCGGGCGCCCAGATGAAGGTCGTCATGTCGTCTTACCTCCTGGCCAGAAGCCCGCCCGGGCGCTGCTGCTGGACGATCTCGGCCCGTACCGCCGATGCCACCACCTCGCCAAGCCGCTGCCCTCGATTGTCGGCGGCATCGCCGTCCTGGCCGTCGCCCTGGCGCTGCGCTCCCGAGGCGTCGACGTTGACCGCAATGTTGAAGGTGTCGCCCCGGCTGCCGCCGCCACCGGCCGCCGAGACGCCAAGCCGCCCGTCCGGCCCACGGCGTAGCGGCATGATGGCCTCGGGCCCCGCCTCACCCATCAGGCCCGGCCGCATCACCCCGCCCTGGGCGAATCGGAACAGGGTCGGGCTGTTGACCACGCCCCCATAGGCAAAGCTCGCCTGCCCGCCTGAGAAGAACGCTCCATTGGCCGCGCCTGGATAGGCTGGCAGAGGAACGCCTCCCATCATTCCGCCAGCGATCGACGTGCCGATCTGCTTGATGATGTTGACCAGCGCGTCTTGCAGTGGCTTCCGCGCCTGCGACAAGATGTCGGCCGACATCTTCTTGAATGTGTCGGACAGGCTCTGGCGAAGGACGTCGCCGGCCTTCTTGCTCTTATCGAAGGACGCGAGAAAAGCGTTCGAGAGCGACTGCCCCACTCCCTTGCCGGCATCGTCCCAGATCGAGGCCCAGGCTCTGGCGTCATCCTGCGCCTTGTTCAGACGGAAGCTGCCGCGCGCCACCTCCTCGGCAAGCCTGAGCTGCTCCCGGCCCTCTGCGCTCCGAATCGAGACGCCTTGGCGCAGCAGCTCGTTGTTCTTGGTCATCAGCGCCTGATGGACGGCAAGCTCCTCGCCCTCCAAGCCGATAAGCAAGCTCTGTTGCTTTTGGAGTTCGACCTGCTCGCGCATCGAAACCGCCTGCTCTGCAAGCTGAACCGAGAGCTGCGCCTCGTCTTCGGCCCGCATCGTCTGATCGATGCGCTCCGCGAACTCCGGCATCGCGTTCTTCTGGGCAGATCGAATTCTCTGGTTGAGTGCTGTCCTGCGCGCAGGTACGCGATAGCGGATGTCACGCGCCGTCTCCAAGGCGTTCTGCGTGCCGGTGCTCGTGTCGAGCAGCATCTGCTCGGTTGAAAGCTGCTCCTGGGTTACGAACTGCCGTTCGAGCGCCCTGGACATGCCCCGGTTGCGCTCCTCCGCCTGCCGCGCCCGCGCCTCGGCTTGAGCGCGGCGGATCTCGAAGGAGCCTCCTCCACTCTGCACAGCCTGCAGCGTGACGCTGGTCAGGGAGGTGCTCTCGTTCACGCCCCGCACGGCCTCCGCGTCGGCGCGGCGAATCCTGACGGCCTCGCCAGCCCGCATCTCCCGCTCGATCTCCGCCGCCCGGTCGGGCGCCGCGCCACGCTGCGCATCGCGGATGCGGAATTCCAGCTCCAGGCTCCGCTGCTCCCAGTAGCCCGGAGTGACCGCCATAGCCTCGTCCTGCGCGCGCTGCTCGCGCATGCCCTGCAGGCGCTGCACGATCGAACGCGTCTCCTGCGCGTCGAACTGCCGGAGCTGCAGCCCCCCGGCGCCCGGCTGATCACGCTCGGCCTGCCGTGCGCGCTCCTCCGCCTCGGCCCGGCGGACCGCGAAGTCGCCCTGCGCCAGCACACGATTGCCCGCCATCAGCACGGCCATCTGGTCGCGCATGCCCTGCACGAACTGCGCGTCGGCCAGCGCGTTCTGGGCCTGCTTGGCGCCGCGCAGCGCTGTCGTGTAGTCCTTGACCGCCTGCTCGACCGCTGGCGTTGTGACCGTGCCGAACTGCTGGAAGCGCCAGTCGAGCGCCTCCTGGGCGACCTGGAAGTTGACGACCTCGTCGCGGGTCTTTCCGATCGTGTCGGTGAGCCGCTGCTGCTGCGTGGCCTGCCGGTTCAGGGCCTGGATGTCCGGCGCGGTCGCCGCGGCCCGGCTGTTCGCCACCCGGGCGATCAGCGACTGCGTGTCTGCCTTCCCGCCTTCGAGGCGGCTCGATCGGGCGAGACCCTGCGCCTCGGCCACGATGCCGATCCCGCCGCCGCCGCCGCCGCGTCGCATCTGCTCTGCGAAGTCATTGGCCTGCTTGTCGAACTTGTCGACGGCCCCGGCCGCGTCGAGCAGCTTCTGCCTGAGCGATCCCAGCGCACGCTCCAGCTCTTCGACCTGCCTGGAGGTGGGCCGCTGATCAGCCGGCAAGGTACTGTCTGTCCGGCGCTGGCCGGCGACGATCAGCGCGTTCTCGATCTGGAAGATCTGATCTTCGATCTCGCGACGCGTGCCGAACGGCGTCTGCACGTTCTTCGCCACGTTGGTGCCGCGTGAGAAGATCGAGATGGCCGGTCGCGCCGCTTCGGCCGCCCTCGCCTCGTCCGTCTCCTTCTGCTGTTGGCGCTGCAGCTCGCGAATCCGCGGTTCAAGCTGGCGCATTTCCGCGTCGATCCGCTCACGCCTGCGCTCGCCCTCAATTCCGGGCAGGTCGGCGAAGCGGCGCTTTTCTGCCTCCAGCTCCTGGTAACGCTCGACCTCGGGCGGGACGCCACCCGGGTCCGGCGTCATCGCCTGGATCAGGCCGTTGGTCGCCCGCAAGATCGCCTGGATGAAGCCCGAGCTGTTGGCCTTCTCGCCCATGCGTGCGAGCATCTGCGACCAGCTATCCGAAACCCGCTGGAACGCCCGCTCGGTCGTGTCGGGCATCGCCTCGAACTGCTTCTGGACGTCCTCCGAGCCGCTGAGCAGGGCGCGGAAGACCTTGTCGCCGGTCAGCTCGCCGGCTGCGCCCATGGCGCGCAAAGCACCCACGCTGACGCCCAGGCCGTCGGCGATCGCCTTGGCCAGGGCCGGCATGTTCTCCATGATCGAGCGCAGCTCGTCGCCGTTCAGCCGGCCCGCGGCCAGCGCCTGCGAGAGCTGCAGCATGCCGGACGCGATCTCGCCCTGGCTCGCCCCGGAGACCACGCCCAGCTTCTGGATGGTCGAGGAGAGCTGGAGGATCTCGTCGTTGCTGGCGCCCAGCTCGGTTGCGTTGCGTGCCAGCCGGTTGAAGGACTGGACGGTCGAGTCGAACGAGATGCCGGACGCCTGGGCACTTTTGAAGAGCGCGTCGATGGCTTGGCGGGCCTGCGTCGTGGTGCCGAGCGTGTTCTTGAGCTGCCCCTCGTAGGAGCGCCACCGATCCTGCACCGTGGCCAGCGCTGCCTGCAGCCCGACCAGCGTGGCCGAGACCCCGGCCACGACCCCGACCGTCGCGGCAGCCGCTGGCCCGAATCGGCCGAGAGCGCCGGTCAGCCCGCTGAGCAGCGACGACGAGGTGCGCAGGGCGCCGCTGAGCGCGGCCCCGCCGGCCGAGCCCGTGCCGATGCCGAAGGCCTGCGACAGGCTGGTGATCTGCCCGACCGCCCCCTGCCCGGCGTCGCCCACACGCTGCAGCACGCCGGCCAGTGCGGCTGTGCGGCCGGCTGCCTGCCCGGCGGCCGCGCCCAGGCGCTCCGTCTGCGCCGCGGCGGCCTGCGCGGCCCTGGCCTCGGCCGTGGCTGCCGTCGTGCTTCTGCCAAGCGCCTGGGCCAAGGCCTGCTGGGCCGTGCCGGCGGCCTGGATCTTGGGCGCCGCCGACCCCGAAGCCGTCCCGACGGCAGTGATCGCCCCGGAGGTGTCGCGGGCGGCCTTGCCGGCCTGGGTGACCTTCTTCGACGTGGCGTCGGCCGCATCGCCGACCTTGCCGATCTGTGCCGCCGCCGTGGTCGACACCCGCGAGGCGGCGAGCAGCGGCGAGGTGTCGATCTCGAAGCCTAGCTTGGCGATGTCGTCCATGGTCACTTGGGCTTCTCAGCCTGAGAGTCGAGGTAGGCGTCGTCGAGGGCGCGGATGGCATCGACCTCCCACGGCCTGAGCGGCCACGCCTTCAGCCGCGACCATGCGTCGATGTCGGCATGGGTGATCGGCGACAGGCCGAAGCCGCTGGCACCGCGGGCCCGGTGCAGCTCAAGGAAAGTGTCCCACAGATGCGCGCCCGCGGGCGGCATCCTGGGCGGCTCCGGCGGCGCCTTGCCGGTCTGGCGGGCGACCGAGCGGTAGTGATCGGCCATGCTCGCCCCGGCATGGCTGCGAGACATCAGGAAGAGGTGCCGCCCGCGCTCGATCAGTCCCTGGACGACACCGGCAAAAAATTCCGGCGCTGCACGATGAAGCTGTCGACCTGCTCGCGGATCACCGGAAAGCGCGTGTAGAGCTGGCGCGCGGCATCGACCGAGAACTCGATCGGTGCGCCTTGGCGGTCGAGAAAACCGGTCCAGCCCTTGGTGCAGCGGGCCATGACGTCGATGGCGTCGGCCTTGGCCTCTTCGGGATCGGCCGGCGCCGTCTCGCCCTTGGCGTGCGCCGCGGCCGCCGCGTCGATACGCTTCTGCGTCTGCTGGTGGACCAGCCGCTGGTAGACCGGGCTGTCGGGCCCGAGGAGCGTGATGACGTGCGGCTCGCCCTTGGAGTTCAGCAGCGGCCGGCCGTCGATGCCCGCCACGGTGAGCGGCGCGCCCGCCACCGAGCCCCGCAGCGTGTCGATGCCGTCGAGTGCGAAGTCCATGCTCAGGCCTCCCCGGCAAGCCGGCTCTTGAGGGCGTAGCCCATCAGCGGCCAGACCTTGGCGACCGCGTTGGCGCGGGCGACCTTGCGGCCCACCACGACGTCGAAGTTCTCCGGGCTGGCGCAGGCCGACTCGCCGGTGACGGTGAAACCGTTCTTCATCACGAGGACGCAGAAGGTCAGCAGCGACAGGGGGCCGCGCTCGTTGGCGTCGTGGATCACATAGCGGGCGCCCGATACGCCCTGGGAGGCCGTGAAGTAGTGCTCCGAGGCAATGTTTGCCTCGATGTCAGCCGGCGTGATGCGCGGCGCGGTCAGGCCCTTGGCCTGGATCTCCTGCTCGATGTCCATGGGTGCTCCTGAAATGACGAACGGCCCCGCAGGGCCGTCGAAGTGTAGCGCCATGCGCCTATCAGGCATTCGCCCGCTGGATCACCAGCGTCGAGGCGTCCCTGCCCGAGCCCGCCGTCGGCAGCAGCGCCTGGAACGGGAAGGTGGCGATCACCCCGCCGTCCGGGCCCACCGTCTTCGAGTAGCCCGAGAGCTTCACCCGCTGCATGTTGAAGACGAGGAAGTCGGCCGCCGCGCCGCCGATCGCCGCCAGATCGAGCTGGGAGACGATGTCGACCTCGCTCTCCGCCACGAACGCGTCGATCAGGCTGGTGTCCTCGATGTAGGCCGAGACGTTGCCCGTGAGGACCATCCGGCCGAAGAAGATCTCCGGCGCGATCGGCGAGCCCACCACGCCCTGCATCGAGAGGTTGTTGGTGACCTGGAAGTCCAGCGCCGTCACCACGGCCCGCTCGGCCCCGGCGATGCGCAGGCTGCCGTTCAGGCCGGCGAATATCCCGGTGTTGGGGGCAGCCGTCGGCGCCGTGAAGTAGGGGCTGCTGGCGGCGGAGAGGATCGTCCCGTCCTGGCCCATCATGTCCCAGCTCACCGTGGCCATGCCGTTGGGCGGCAGCGAGATGCTGGCGCTGTTCATGCGCACGCCGACATACCGCTCGGAGTTGTCGAGGTCAGGGTTGACCTGCTCGATCGTGTAGCTGTCCTTGAGGACGCCGGTCGTGAGCTTGCGCCCCTGCACCGCCACGGTGAAGGTGGTCACAGGCGATGCCACGTCGACCGCGGGCTTGGGGAACACCGTCACGGTGCGGTTGGTGGTGCCGCCGAAGCCGACGATGCGGAAGTTCCGGCCGTTGATGCTGGCGTTGACCGTGCCGAAGCGGACGACGTCGCCCAGGCGCAGGCCGAGTGCCACCGGGTCGCCGCCGCCAAAGGTGAAGGTGCCGGCCGAGGCCGAGGCCGCGACGCTGGTCAGTTGCGACTGCGACAGGCTGGTGCCGGCCGCCCAGGTGCCGCGCAGCAGCGAGGCCAGCCAGTCGTCGTAGGTCTGCAGGCTCAGCTCGCCCTCGATCCCGCCGGTGACGCTGCGCATGCCGTGCCGCAGGTCCGACACCTGCTGATCAGGGCGCACCTCGTTCGAAGCGAAGCTCTCCTTGCTCAGGCTCAAGGACGAGGAGACGCGGCGGATGGACTGGCTCGATCCGGCGCTGGCCGGCGTGCCGAAGGTCGACTCCTTGGCGTAGGCGATCGAGACATTGACGGCGTTCTGCAGGGCCATGGTGCTCTCCGAAAATCAGGTGAAAGTGTAGGCGATCAGGGTCGCCGTGACGGTGGTCTGGATCCAGTCCGGCTCCGGCCGGAGTGGGGTGCGCTCGACCTTGGTGACGATCGCCGACTGCACGCCGTAAACCAGGGCCACGCCAGGACGGAACCCGTCCATGATCGTGCTCGCGGCCTGCTCGATCGCCAGCGTGCCCTGGCCGGACGGATAGTTCAGGGTGAAGCTGACGGCGATGGTGTGCGCGATCGCCCCGCTGTTGCCCATGCCCCGCACTTCCGAGCCGATCGGCCGCAAAGCCTCCGCCAGGAAAGGCGTCCCCCGCGTCGGCTCGAACGCGAGGCCCTCCCAGGCGCGCTGCGCAGGAAGGCTGGCAAGGCCGACCAGCCGCTGGCGCGTCGCGGCGCGAACGTTGGCGTGGACGTTGGCGCTCACGACAGCTTCAGCTCCTGGGCCACGCGGGCCACGATCCGTGGCCAGCGCTTGACCGCGTTGCCGACGAAGAAGCGCCCGGTCTGGTTGTAGGTCCGGCCCAGGCTGTCCTGGCCGACGAAGCCGTACTCCAGGCGCATCGCGTAGCGGGCGTTGTTGATCAGGAAGAACCGATCGCCGCGCTTGATGCCCTGCACGGCCAGGGTGACCGAGGCCTGCGCCGCCGCACCCGAGGCGTCGAGCGCGCCGCCGCCGCCGGCCGGGGCGCCGATGCTGGGCTGCCAGGAGCCGCGCAGAAAGCCCGTGTCGACCGGCGTGGCCTTGACGACGTCCTCGCTCAGTTGCAGGGCCGACTGGCGCGCCAAGGCGTCGAGCTTGTCGCCCGCCTTCAGCGCCCAGGCGCCGAGCGTGGCCTTGAACTGCTTCCCGTTGCTCGCCATGGTGTCACTCGGCGTAGGCCAGGGTGTAGATCGCCCCGTCGGCGGCCGGGTCGTAGGTGGTCGACCAGAAGATCGTCCACTGCTTGCCGCCCCAGGTCACGATGTCGCCGGGCTCCGGGCGTATGGTCTGCGAGCGCTGCGCGATATGCAGCTCGATCAGGTCGCGGCGCTCAAGACTGCCGATGCGGAACTCCGCCGACTTGCCGGGGGGCAGGCCGACGGCGCGGAAGGTGTAGCTCGCGGTGACCGTCACCCGCGCCTGGGTGACCGGGTCGTAGCTGACGCCGGTGGTGCGCTGCAGCGGCAGCGCGGCGCCCTTGGCGGCGATCAGCCGGTGCGCCGCGTCGATGAGGGCGCCGTAGCTCGCCACGGCGTCACACCTCGCCCGGCGTGTCGTGGACCCCGAGCGAGACCGCTGCCGCCACTGCCGGCGGCGTCCAGCCCGGCCCGCCCATGCGGCCGGCCTCCGAGCGGGCAAACGGCTTCAGCAGCTCGACGGCCACGGTGTAGACCGTGCCGGTGGGGGCGTCGTCGGCGTAGGTGGTGCTGATCGGCCCGACACTCTCCGAGACGACCTTGCCGCCGCGGGCGAGGTCGGTGAAGAGCGAGGTCGAAGCGGCGCGCAGCGCCAGCTCGGCGCAGGCGTCCTTGACCCGCTTGGGCACGCCCGTCACCTCGTAGCCCGACCAGTCGAACAGGCCGGTGCGCGGGAACTCCAGGGCCTGCGACGGCTTCAGCCGCGAGGCCTTGTAGCGCTGCAGGCTGTCGATGTAGGCCGTGGCCTGACGCAGCGCCTGCTCCTGCCCCTCGAAGTCGAGGTCCTCCCACGCGGCATTGCCGCGCAGGCGGTGATAGGCCGAGGCCTGATTGACCGAGAGGTAGCTCTCGGCGTCGGCCAGCCCGGTGCCGTTCTCGACGATCAGCGCCATGGCGCGCGCCCTTCCTTGCCGCCCGTCAGGCCGCGGCCGCCGCTTCGGCCTCGGCCTTGGTCATCGGGCCGTCCTCGGTGCCGTCGGCATGCACCACGTACCAGCGGCCGAAGCCCCGGTGGACCGCGGTCTTGCCGGTGTCGGCGGCCGACTGGACATCCTCGCCGTTGTCCGGGTCGATCTCCTGGCCGGCAGGCTCGTCCGCCACCGGCTCGGCGGCCCTGCGCGGCGCCTGCAGGAGCGCCGGCACGACCTCGGGCGGAATCGGGCTGACGACCCGGTTCTCGTACATTTGCCGCAGGCGGCGCTCGGCGAGGTTGGCCTTGTCGAGGCGATCGCCGGGCTTGTACTGGCGCCCGTTGATCGTGACGACCCGCAGTACCTGGAAGTCGTAGAGCGGCGAGAACGGCAGCGGGTGATTGAAGCGCGACATGCGGACCTCGTGCGGCAGGAGAACGCGTCAGCATAGCAGGGCGGCCTGCGCCGCCCCGCCACGCATCAGGCGACGATGCTGTCCCAGAAGTAGCCGAGATCGGCGGCGACCAGCTTGCAGTCGAACGCCATCTCGATCTCCACCCGGTCGGACGCCAGCGGCTCCATGCGGAACTGCTTGATCCGGCTGCCCTCGGCACCGGCGCCCATGTGGCCGGTCCACGAGAAGACGTAGCCGGCAGACGGGGTCATCAGGCCAGGGCTCGGGTTGGCGTAGCAGAGCAGCGCCTTCTTGCCGCCGATGAAGCTGTGCGCAGCAGCACGGCCCTCGACCGCGGTGTTCTCGATCGCGTTCATGACATCGATCGAGTCCACCTCGAACAGGCGGGCGAGCGAGTCACGGCTGGCCTGCGCCGGCGCGCCGGCGGTCTGGCCGTACTTCAGGCGGTCGATGACGTCCGGGTGATCCACGAGCGCGTCGTAGACCTGCCGGCCGAGGACGAGCTTGTTGGGCTCGAAGCCGGTGGACTGCAGGATCGCCGTCTTGGCTGCGCGCACGTTCTCGATCGGGTTCGAGTTCGCGTCCGACCACTGCAGCACGTTGTCGCCGGTGGGGCTCGAAGCCACGCCATCGACGTCGTTGGTCCAGACCCCTCCCTGGAAGTACCGGGCGACCCAGATCTTCTCGCGCTTGATCAGCGCCTTGTGCGTGACGAACGCGGTGGCCTCGCGGTCCGGGTTCAGCATCGCGTCGGCGTTCGAGCGGACCTGATCCGGGATGTCCTTGTGGAAGGCGTAGACCGGCGCGTAGTAGGTCGGCGTGCTGTCCAGGCGGTAGCCGCCACCCGACGATTCGGTGCCGGGCGCCCGCTCCGTCATCTCGTCGCGGTTGAAGTCGCCGCGCTCGTAGGTGTAGTAGCGGTCGGATTGCTTGCTGACCGGGATGTTGGGGAAAACCCGCGCCGCCACGAAGTTGCTGGCGTTCTGCAGGTACGCGATCGAGATGTTCGAAAGCGGGACGTTGACATGGACGTCGCCGGGAGTCGGTTGCATGGTTGTCCTCCGGTATCAGTGAGGTTGCGGTTCCGCCCGGCGATCAGGCGGCGGTGGTGGGCGCAGCGCCAGCGCTGGTCAGCAGCACGGCGAAAACGTCGTTGGTCGCAGCACCTTCCAGGGCCACGCCGACGACGTTCGAGCCGATCAGCGGGTCAGTGGTCGAGTGATCTTGCGTGTTGGTGCGGGCAAGCGTGGCTGCCACGAGCTTGCCGTTGGCGTCGGCCGCGACCAGCGCGCCTGCGGTGATCGAGCCGCCAGCGACGGCCTTGCTCACCGGACCCACGGTCACGATCGTGGCGGCCTGCCCGGCGGTGGGCTTGTTCTGCAGGATGCCGATGGCGAACTCGCCGGCAGCGGCCAGTGCGGCCTGCCCGGACGAGTTGACCTTGACGGCGTAAAACTGCTTGGCCGACAGGTCGGCGGCAGCCGGCAGCGAGTGAACGTTGCCCGTATTCTGGATGCTCATGGTGTTCCTCCGGTGGAGTGGTGCACAGGCGACGCGGCTTCAGGCAGCCCGGCGCTTCTGGACATAGGCGCCGTACAGCGCCGGGTTCTGTTCGACCGCCTTGGTGTAGGCGGCCTCGTAGGTCATGCCGGTGTTGGCCTTCTGGATCTCCTCGGCCTTGGCCTTGAGCATCTCGGCCGGGTCGCCGTCGACCGCGGCAGCCGAGCCCATGGCCTTGAAGAGCGGCGACTTGCTGGCGATCTCGCCGGCCGACTTGAGCAGCGTCTCCAGGGCGGCGGCGTCATCGGCCGTGGTAGCGCCCTTGGCCACGCGCATCAGCAGCGGGCCCACCTCGTCGGCGTTGCCGAAGCCGATGGCCTTGGCCTTGGCGATGGCCGTCTCGGCGTCCTGCTTGTCGCGGGCCTTCTGCAGCTCCGCACGGGCGTCCGCCTCGGCCTTGCGCGCCTTGAGGATGGCCTCGCGGGCGGGCTCGGGCAGCGACTTCAGAAAGGCCTCGTCGGCCGAGGCAGGGTCGGCCGCCTTGGCGATCGTGCCCTCCAGCTCGGCGATGCGGGCGTCCTTGGCCTTGACCACGCCCTCCAGCTCGGCCGCCTTGGCCGTGGCCGCCTCGTTGCTCTTGGACAGCTCGTCGAGCCGGGCCTCGGCTTCTTCCAGCGACTTGCTCAGCGCTTCCAGATCCATTGCGATCTCCTGGTTCATTGCCGCGGCATTCGCCGCCGATTTCGCCATGGCGCGCCGGCCGCGCGGGCCCATGTCGTCGTCTTCTTCCATGTCGTCGTCGTCGTAGTCCGCCGACTTCGCCATGCAGTTGCCCTTCTTCATGCACGCATCGGGGGTCTTGCAGCCCTCGCACGGCTTCATCTTGGCTTTGAAGATCTCGACCTTGGCGCCAGGGTTTGCGCCGTCATCGACGAGGCTGATTTCCTCGATCTCCATGTCCGAAAGTGCGGTTGCCATCAGTCCTCCAGCTTCTTGCGCTTGCCGCGCCCGCCTATCGAGAAGGCCTTCAGCTCGCCCGAGGCGACCCGCTTCTGCACCTTCTCGTCGTTGATCTGCATGCCGATCCACCAGCCGCGGCGGTTGTCGGCGATCCCCAGGGCCTTGGCAAAGGCGTCGTCGATGATCACGCTCTCGACGACCTCGCCGACCTGGGCGCCCTTGTGCATGGCCTTGGCCACCCGGGCCTCGGTCACAAATCGGTGGGCCGCCTTGCGCAGCTCCTCCATGGCGATCACGTCGCCCTGCCAGTCCTCGACCGGCTTGCCGTCAACCGAGGCCACAGAGGCCCAGCCGCGGACAAAGCGGCCGCCGGAGTCGGCCTTTTCGAAGGCGAAGCTCAGGTCGAAGTCCATGATCGGAGGGTCTCTTCTGGGCAAAACAAAAGCCGCATCTCTGCGGCTTATTTGACCACACGCGGATCGGCGGATGTGGATCCTACGTCGGCTCGTCTTTGACCGGCATGATGCCGAGCATCAGGTGCGTCCAATCCTCGGCCAGGGCTTCGAGCGAGAGGCGGGCGTCGTCCTCGTCGCCATCCTCGGCCAGCTTGCCGATCACGCCGTAGACCTGATGCGTCAGCACCGCGAAGGTCTGGGCCACCGCCGCGGTGTCGTCGGTGAGCGCCTCCGCGGCGAGGTAGTCCTTGAGCACGGCGCGCACGTGGTTCGCCAGCCCGCCGTCGGTGTTCCAGGGGCCGATCGGCTGGTAGCCGGGCGACTGGCCGGTGAACGCCCGCGCCATCACATTGCAGGCCTCGCGATCGGCCTCCGCCGCCTGTGCCGGGAACAGATCGCCGTCGGCGACCTCCGAGTAGCGGTCGGTGATACCCGCCATAAACAGGCGCACCATCGAGGAAACCGTCGGCAGGTCCCCCAGGTAGGCCACCTGCCCGGCGCGGTCGCGCATCGCCCGCTCCAGCGCGATGTGCCAGCCGGAAGAGCCCTGCTTGCTGGTGATGTCGGAGCGCGGATCAGCCATGATGGTCCTTAGAACTCGGTCGGCAAAATTATTACCTCGATGACAGTCATCGAGCCATTGCCGAATCCGTCGACATCCTTGTCGGGCGACTTGGCCACCTTCTGCACCAGCATGCGCGTGTTGGGCGGCAGGAGGACCTCCTTCTCGTTGGCATTGAACGAGATGGCGTCGCCGCCCGGCTTCGATCCCACGCCAACGAACAGGCCTTTTACGCCAGGGCCGACGGTCATCTTGAGCTGGATGTTGCCGCTCCAGATGTCCGGGTCGATCGTGGTCGACGACACGGCCGGCTCCTGCAGGATCTTGCCGACCGAGGCCTGCATGCCGGCGAGGTCCTGGCCATAGAGCGAGATCTTGCGCGAGAGGATGGTGCCGGGCTGGATGTCGTGGGCCAGCGTCTTGAACGCCTCGGCCGCGGCCTTGGCGGCGCCGCTGGGGTTGCCCTGCCACAAGCTGCCGTTGATCGCCGAGTAGCCCGAGCCCGTGTAGCTCTGGATGGCGTCCCGCTGCTGCTTGGGCATCTTCGCCCAGGCTTCTTGCGCGGGCTTGGAGTAGGTTGTGAGCGTGAGCTTCTTGTTCTTGTAGGTCGCCTTGGGCGGCAGGCCGAGCGACGCCTCGTTGACCGATCCGGGCTCTCCCAGGACGACGTAGTACCCGAGCTTCTTGACCTTCGGCCCGGTCAGCGAGCCCTTGTGGATCGGGTAGGAGGCGTCGAGCGCCTTCAGCGGATGACCGCCCTCGAAGCGGAACCGACGCGGCGGGCTGAGCTGCGCGTTGATCTCGTTGGTCATCTGCTCCGCGAAGCCCTTGACCAACTGCGACGGGTGGTTCTGCGGCGCGGATTGGCTGACGACCTGCCCGGTTGCCTTGTCGACGACGGGAAGCTGCAGTTGGTTGATGGCCTGCACCGAGCCGGTCTTCGCGGCCGCCAGGATCGCGGCCGTGGCGTCGGCGGTGGCCTGATTGACCCACGCGACGCCGGAAGGACCGGCCTTGCCCGACCCGCCCCAGTTGAGGAAGTCCGGCGCGGTCGAGAGCTTGTCCGGTTTGAAGGTCGGCTTGGCCTTGGGCGCCTTGCCGGCCGGCTTGACCGCGGGCGCCGCCGGTGCCGCCGTCTGCGCCGCCGGAGCCGGCATGGCCGAGGCCGTGGCGCTCTGGATCGCGGAGATCATGGCGGACTGGTACTTGGCGCCTTTCGCCCCCTGGCTGTTGCCGGAGAACTTGACCTTGGCGATCTGACCCAGCGCGGCGTCCTGGCTCAGTTGGCCGGCCAGGAACGACTGCGCGATCGAGTCGATCTGGTCGACGCCAGCGATGATGGCCTTGTTGGGGTTGGCCGGGGTGGCGATGTTGGTGGGCTTGGCCGGCAGCGCGAACGGGACCGTCGTGGCCGCGCCCATGGCGGCCGCCGTTTGCACGGCCGGCGTCGGATTGCCCTGCTGCAGCGTCTGCGGCGGCTTGGCCGCCTCCGCGGCGGCCTTGGCCTCCAGGTCGGCGACCAGCGCAGCGTGGAAGCCCACGAGCTTCTTGCTGTTGGCGGTGTTGCCGGCCCAGGTGGCCTTGGCCTTGTCGTTCTTGAGGGCCTTCAGCGCCGCGAGGTCGCCGGACAGATAGGCGGCCTCCGCGCTGTTAGTGAGGTCGGTGTAGTAGGCGTCGGACTTGAGCCCGGTGTTGAAGGTCGGCTTGTTGGCCCAGACCGAGGTCGGGATCACCGCCGGGGCTGACGCGACGGAGGCTGTGGTCCGAGGCGCAGCCGGTGCATCCGGAGCCGGCGCGGCCTGCGCGGACGCGGCTGGGGCTTGCGACGGCTTGACCTCCATCTGGACGTCCCCGGCGTCCTGGTAGCCCTTGGCCTTCTTCGAGGCCGCGATCTTCGTGGCCTCCTTCACCGCCGCCGAGACCGAGCCCATCTCCTTGACGTTTTGCGCGGGCTTTTCGGCGCCGGTCTTGCCCCACTGCGTGACGACGGTGGTGCCCACCACGGCGACCTGCCAGAACTTGTCGGAATTCCCGTCCTTGAAGGTCAGCTTCTCGCCCATCACGATCTTGGGGGCGGACGCGGGCCCTGCTGTCGGCGCTGGGGCCGCGACGGGAGGCGCGGCGGAAGCGGCGGTCGCAGGCGGGATGGCCGCGCCCTTCAGCCCGGCCCGGGTGAGGATGTCGTCGCGCCGGGCGATCAGCGTCTGCGCGAGCTGGGCCTTGGCGGCGGCGTCCCCGGGCCCGTGCGCGTCGACCAGCTTCTTGATCGTGTCGCCGTCGATCTGCTGCAGCTTCTTAGCGCTCTCGGTGAGCTGGCTCGCGGTCATCTTGCCGTAGACCGCCTTCTGCTCGGCGGTCGTGGTGCGCATGCTGTCCCACTCGTCGGCCTTGTCGCCGAACTTGTCCTTGGGCAGCCCCTGCGCCCGGAACAGGATCGCCCCGCCAGGGTCGATGTTGATGGCCTTCCCGTCCTTGATGACCGTGTTGTCGGCGCCCATGCCGAGCACGTCGTAGTTGCCCAGCCATGCGTGGACCGCGAAGTCGGCCTGGGTGGCGGCGAGGTGCGCCG